TTCTTGCTGGCATTGTGATGTTCATGCTGTACAGCTTGGCCTTTGTAGTGCAGCCGATCAAGTCTATGGCGCCTATAGACCAGGCGTTTGCCAAGATGTTGAACGACATTGTGCTGCTCATTGTGGGTGGCATCGGTGGCGTGATGTCTCGCAAGGGTGTGCAGACTATTGCTGACAAGGTATCTCAAGCAAGTAACTCAACACCACCTACCCCGCCTGCTCCAGCTGCAGCGCCTGCAACATCTACCTGGACAGCACCAGCTGGTGGCCTGCCTGCCTGGGTGAACCCAGCGCTTGATGAAGAGTGGAGAGCGCCACCACCACCGACTACACCACCTGACTTCATTGATCCTGCCAAGGAAGAGATAGCGCAGGAGCGCTCTGCTGCGAGGGCTGAGACATGATATTGCCAAACCCCTGGATGATCATTGGCGCCATTGTCATGGCCATCAGTGTGTACTTCTACGGCCACCACAAGGGCTGGGCAGAGCGTGACGCAGAGATGCAGGCAGAGATCGCCATCAAGAATGAAGAGGCTCGAACTAAAGAGCAGGAACTTACCAAACAACTTACCGATAACTCAACCAAACTGCTGGAGGCCAACAATGCCATCACTGAAAAACAGTCTTCTCTTAATCGTCTTATCCGCACTAGTAGCTTGCGGATCCAAACCCCAGGTTGCGTACAAACCAGTGCAAGTACCGCCCCTGCCAGCGGAAGTAGCAGCCAAGCGGGAAGTGAATCTGACAGAGAGACTCTCCTCGCTATTGCAGAAATCGTTGCCCAAGGAGACAGGAACACAGCCCAGCTCAACGCCTGCATCGACAACTACAACAAAGTGATGGAGGCCGTAAATGTTAAACGCTGAGAAACTAGCCAAGCTGCACATCGGTGCTGACTGGGTTGATCCACTGAATGAAACCTTTGAGCGCTTTGGAATTTTTAGCCAGAATCAGCAGGCTACATTCATTGGCCAGTGTGGCCATGAGTGTGGGAACTTCAGAATCCTAGAAGAGAATCTAAATTACAAAGCTGTAACGCTAATGAAGTTGTGGCCTAAAAGATTTCCCACACTGGAGGTGGCCAATGGCTACGCTGGAAACCCTAAGAAAATTGCAAATCAAGTCTATTCTTCTCGCATGGGTAACCGTGACGAAAATAGTGGTGACGGTTATCGCTTTAGGGGTAGGGGTTGTATTCAGCTTACTGGTCACTCTAATTATTTCCACGCTGGTAAAGCGCTGGGCGTGGATTTTGTTATGGACCCTGATCTTGTTGGCACTCCTAAATATGCTGCCCTTACAGCTGGATGGTTTTGGGATACCCATAAACTCAATACTCCAGCGGATGCCCTTGACCATGCCAAGGTAACCAAGATTATTAATGGCGGGACAATAGGCCTGGAGGATCGCATCAAGCATACCCAACAGGCCTTGTTAGTACTGGCCTAAGTGGCAGCACCAAGCGCAGCAATGCGCTGTTGATGACCAGCAATGTGACGCACACGTTTGGCCGTATCTACCTTGTTTAAGGTGTCAGCATTGGCCTCACGCAACTCACGCAGCTTTGTCATGCGCTCACGTGGTTTGATCTTCTGGCTGGATGCTATCTTCTCGCAGAAGATCTCATACGCATCTTGCCACTCTTCTAGTGTGGCGTGAGTGCTATGCGGTGAATCTTTGCCAGGCAAGATGATCGCAAACTCACCAGCTGCAGGAATAATCACAGCTGCAGGCAATACTGGTGGCTCGGTGGCCAACTCTTCAAACGGTGGGTGGTCAACGATCTCTACCTCACCAGTCTCTACATCTGGCGCAGTGAACTCTACAGCTGGTGCTGGTGCTGGCGCCTGCAATGCATCAAGCGGGTTGCGTGGCGTGATGTCTTTGGGTGGGCGCTTAGTCTCCTCTGGATAGTCTTGCGCCTCTTCCACGCTGATCAAACCTTTGAGTACATCTGGATATGCATCACGCAAAGCGAAACCCCTCGCCCTCATCTGCAGCATTCGCTTGGGGTATGCCTGCCATGGACCCTGCTTGCCCCACAGGCCTGCACGTCTAGCATCTTCTACAGAGAAACGCACGGTGACTGGCGCTCTGCCCTTGCGCCTGGCCACACACACGGCCACAGGGTTTGGCGTACCCTCATCTTCAATGCTTTCCTCTACGCCCTCACACACTGGGCTGGCCTGCACCAAAGCCATCATGACGTCACCGTAGACCGATGGCTTGCCATTGATAACAGCGATGTTTTGCAAAGCCTGCATTGGTGCTAGACCCATCTCCATGCCCCACTGAATGCAGACCATGATGTCCTGGGGCTTGCCCATGTACTGCTTGGGAACCATGTTGCTGTTGGCCAGCATCTCCGAAAACTGTATGGCCTCGGTGACCGTAGCTGGCGCAAAGCCCTGGCGATTAGTAAGACTGCTCATTTAGATTCCTTGATTGTTAAAGTTGACTGGCGTATGGAGTAAGCCTCTTTGGCTGGCACGATCTTCTCTGGCTGCGCTTTGTAGCTGCGAGTTGGCCAGCTAATGGTGTAGCCACCAGCGATGCCTTTGGTTGACTTGCCCATCAACTCTTTGATGCCATCTTCATCTGCAGCAATTGATTGCTCTAGAATTTTTAGCTGCAGTTTGTTATCCATGATGCGTTGCGCCAGCTCGGTGGCCTCGGCATCTAGCAAGACGGTATCCTCTACTACTGGATAGGCGCCACGTGCGTCTGGCCACTTCTCGCCTGCCTGCGGTGGGTAGTAGTCAATCGAGCCAGTCTCTTTGAAGTTATCCAGGCGGGACTGAAAGTCTGTAGTTACCCTGGCGATGCTGTCCAGCGTGGCCTGGTGCGGAGCAAAGATAAACAGACGCAATTGAGTGCCTTTGTAGAGTGTGGCCAGCACACCCCACTTGGCCTGCATGATATCCATCTGAGCCTGCAGCTGGATGGGACCACGCCATAAGGGTGGCGTATCTTCTGGCTCCATGGCGGTGAGCTTGGCCTCTAACACACCAACTCCATCGAGGGTGATCGAGTCCTGGCCGACAACATAGATGCCATTGTCTGGATCGCTGACGATGACTTGGCCACGGCCTTGGGCGCTGCCATCGAGACTGCAGCAAAGTGGCAGACTAGTGTGAAAGAACGGTTTATCGTGATCAATAACCACATCTGTTAGCAGCAGGCGCTTGGCTGCCTCATTGAGAATTAAAGGCTCCAGCTGGTTGCCCCAGTCCATGGATTCATTGCCAATGTCTGGGCGCTCTTTGCCCTGGATGGCATTGATTGACATTTCCAATTCGTCATTGGGCGTGTTGTATTTAGACATACCCATGACTGAAGATAGGCGGGATGCTGACAGCATGGTGTCAGGCGTGACTTTGTTGACCATTAAAGGACTCCTTGAGTTGATAGATGCGGATGATGCGAGCGTGAGCTTGCGGGTGGGTGGCCTCGGTAAAACCTACGGCCTTAAACTGCTTGCCTTTGAAGACAGCACCCAGTACTGATGGGTGCATCTCTGCAGGCAGAGCAAGATTTTGTCGGATGTCATTGATGCTGACGCTGCCCTGGGTCTGGCAGATCTGTACGGCCAGCGCTCTAGCACGTGCCAGGAAAGTAGCATCACGCTGCTCAAATAGATTCAGCTGGGCGTCACGTATGGTTTGTCCTACGGTCATGCTTGCCCCTTATTGAGTGAGCCAGACAACAAGCAAGGCCACAACACCAAGCACATAGATAGCTTTGTCGTAAGGCATTACAAGCAATTTAACTGGGGGATTTATCAATGAATCCTGAATGCGTAATTCATCGAGCGACATAGTGTGTCGTTTGGCAGGCTCATACCGTGAGCCTATGGCAACCTTACCAGTGTTGTAGGGTGTGATATTACGCATGACTAAACTCCTTGAGGTTGATGTTGAGACGTTTGATGAGGGCGTTGACCTGGCTGGCTGCCCACTCGGTGTTACCACGTGGGGTTTGAACGCCACGAGTAGACAACTCTGCAGCCAGGTTACGCAAGGTGCTGGCGCCTGAGATAGCAATCACGTCACGCAGGGTTGGGGCGATGCGATCTGCATAGCTGTTAGCACGTGCCTGGATGGCAGCATTGCCTGCTGCAGAGCCGATTTCTGGTGTTGGGCAACCCAGTACTACCCCGCGGGCTTTGGCTGCTTGCAAGGCCTGTTTAGTGCGCTTGCTGATCTCTTCACGCTCATGCTGTGCAACCACTGCACGAACACCGAACTCAAGAGTGCCAGCATTGGGCATATCAGCTGCGATGATGTCCACGCCTGCTTTGCGTAAGGTCAAAAGAAAAGCTGCATCACGTGAGAGGCGGTCAATCTTGGCGATCAGGATGGCAGCGCCTTTGCGTCTGCACAGATCAAGTGCAAGCTCCAGCTGTGGGCGGTTGTCGATCTTGCCAGACTCGATCTCGGTAAATTCGCCAATGATGTCTGCCTCATAAGAGCTGACCAGCTGGCGCTGTGACTCAAGGCCAAGGCCAGAGTGACCCTGCTTGGCGGTAGATACACGGTAGTAAGCTACGTATTGCATGGCTGCCCCTTAGTTGCTAGAGATAAAACGATTGGCAGCTTTAACTGCGCCAGCCAAGGTCTTTGCAGAGCTGAGAATATTTAATGTTCTGGCGCTGCGAATAATGAAAGGACGTGATCTTTCTGCATAGCCCCAGTTACCAACGTCACGGCCACGGCTGTAGTCAATATATACAGACTCGCAACGCTCTTGTAGGTTATGACAGAAGTCTGTCCAAGGTTTGACTTTAGACTCAAGGCCTGCTGGTACTTGGCCTTTGTTTGCAGCTGCTGTGCTGATGATGATATGTTTTTTCATGTTCGAACTCCTGTTTCTCGGTGGTTCACGATATCACTGTGATATCGCTTGTGAGTATTCTAAACCCAAATAAATCAACTAATTTCTAGGTGTTTACCCTAATGCCAGTTTAGCTTGGTAGATCTAGCGTATATCATCGCTTGCATTGTGCAATCATCCTACATCAGACTATGAATAAAACACCAAAGCAGCCAATCTTTGTACGCATACGGCCAGAGACATTGATCATGCTAGACCGTGCCTGCAAGGCGCAAGCACGTAGCAGATCGCAGATGATTGATATGGTCTTGCAAGAGACGTTGACCAGACAGTATGCGGATCTGAGTGTGCGTTTGAATAACTTAATAGGAGCGCAAGCATGACACCCAAAGAGGCAACCAAGCTGCTAGACATTGTCAAAGACGGTGATGATGTAGACGGTGAAGAGATCCCAGAAGAGGTAGTCACCGAGGCGCTAGAGTGGACAGACGATATCGAGGCATACGATCCACCGTGTGAGGCAGTCGAGGCCTGGGTAGAGAAGATGCGTAGGAAGGGTGTATTTTGATCACCACCGTACTAGCAATTGATCTCGGCACACGCACTGGCTGGGCAGCACTCACGCAGGGCAAGGTTGTGCATGGCTGGGTAGATCTCAAGCCAAAGCGCTTTGAAGGTGGCGGGATGCGCTTTCTCAGGTTCAAGCAGTGGCTCGGAGAGGTAAGCGCCAGCGTTGGAGAGATCCAGGCGGTTTACTTTGAAGAGGTAAGGCGTCACCAGGGAGTTGATGCAGCTCACGTGTATGGTGGCTTGATGGCTACGTTGACTGCCTGGTGCGAACACCACCAGATCCCTTACAGCGGTGTACCAGTCGGGACTATCAAGCTCCATGCTACTGGCAAAGGCAATGCAAACAAAGATGCCATGGTGGCTGCCATGCAGGCCAAAGGCCATCCAGTAACAGATGACAACGAGGCCGATGCCCTGGCCATTCTTCATTGGGCGATGGAGCAAGACACATGATTGATCACACACCAGAGGAAGACGAGGCATTTAGTCTGATGGAGCAAAGCTCTATCCGCAAAGAGATTATCAGCAACCCAAGCAGGGAAACAAAGTTGCTGATGGAAGTGGCGCTGCTGACTGACCTGGTGCGTGAGCTTGCAGACCGTGTGCGCCAGCTGGAGGGCAAGCAATGACAAACATAGTTTTGATTTCATTACTTGCATTCTTGGCTGGTCTTGTTGTGGCTTTTATTGGCATAGCACTTCTTGTATTTTGGAGTTACCAAGATGAATAAGACCAAGGATTACATAGCGCTGTACAGAGATGAGGACGGTGTTGTTGTCGGCAGCGAAACCGTTAACCATGAAGTCAGACAGTGGCTGGCCACCATCGAGGAGCTAAAGCTGGCGCTGTACACAGAAATGCACAAGGTTGAGGACTACAGACAGCTGCTGGATGAGACTCGCAAGATCACGCTAGAGCTGGCCAAGAAGATTAACCAGGGAGCTGGCCAATGAAGTGTCCTATCTGCAACGCATGGACGCTAGTCAAAGACACACGTAAACGTGAAGGCAACACCACTGTCAGGCGGTATGAATGTGGCAACTTGCACACATTCAAAACAACTGAGCAGATTACCCAGATTCTGGACGCCACGCACAAGGAAGAGTTGAAGTTAATCAGGATTGCCAACTTAGCCAAGCACAGCAGGAACCGCAAGAAGGCCAGCAATGCATGAAGAGGCCGTACATCTACCGCAGGCCAAGCAATGCGCCCTCACCCAGCCTGGAATGCCTGCTGATGGCGTGTGGCAGAGAGTTGTTAACGACTTGGGAAGTCTTGCGGGACAAGGCGTTGATAGACAAGCATCTAAGTCAGCTAGACGCTCTATATGGCGCAAACGCAGAGGCCAAGGTACGCCAGTACATGAGAGAGATCCACAGAAATGAGCGCAATGCCAGATAACGTGCTGCCATTTGAGTTGCCAAAGAAGCCCAGGCTAAAGCTCCAAGACCCACTGCCAGACCAAAGGAAGATCGTGGTTTTGCCATTTAAGGCAGTGTTTGACAAAGATCTTGGTGCAGCTGGTGTAGCAGTCTTAGCAGGCCTGTGTGCGTTTTGCAACCGTGCTGGGATCACCTGGGTTAGCCAGAGAAGACTAGCTGGTGACTTAGGCATAAGCCAGCCAGCAATCAGCAGGCAGATCTCTAAGCTAAAGAAGTTGGGCTACATCGAGGTACTCAGGAAAGGCTATGCAAATGCCAGGAATGAGACAGTCAGGGTGATCTTTGATCCAGAGATTACAGCCGAGGAGGCCATAGCAATGGTGTCCAACAAAGAGGATGCAAGGCCACCAGGACTCAGAGCAGCTGAAGAAGAAAGGTTACAGAATGAGGTAGACAAGGAAGGCCTCAGACGTATAGCAGAGATGCTAAAGGAATCCATCACCAACCGTAACAAAGTAACACCAAAGGAGTACGACATGAAGAGAAAGAACAAGCCAATAACACCTGTGGATAAAACACCTACATCTGTGGATAAGTCTGTGGATAACAATGTGGATAACTTAAATGAGCGATTACATAGGGTTATCAGTGTCGATAACATAGGGTTATCAAAAGACACCGTATTTAACACTATATCTATTAATATTAATGTTATGAACAACAAACAATTAAAGCAGTATTCAAAAGCTGAGATCGAGTCCAAGCTCGAACTGCTGCTGCCTGCCTACCATGCTGAGGGCATCGAGCCTACCGAACAGGCGCTGGTTGATGGGATCATGCACATGATGGCAACCCAAGCCAACATGGATGCCATTTAAACGCAATCTAAGCCACCTAGAAGGCCATGAAACCATCCAGTCAATATCAGGGTAGCCACATGGCACATCAAAGCCTTGTAGAGCCTGCTACCGTATGCTGTACTGAACTCAAACGAACATATGGGAACAGTACAGGGGGGTGGCGTACCTATAGAGAGGCATGGCAGGAGGGTGCTTGGGCAGTGCAATCCTGCGTTGTAGTACTTTTGATGTATCCTCCCCCCACCCACCCACCTCACCGTAGGGGTACCTCAATGAATTTTTCCCCAATTTCTTTCTGTATACCTTTTTCTACATTGGTATTTTCTCTATTTTTTCAACCAAAGGACTAAGTAAATGACCACTAACTACGAATTAAGACCTGGCCAGGGATCTGCTTTCAAGAACAAGAACAAGACTGAGGATTGGCATCCAGCGTACAAGGGTGAGGTTATGTTGCCTGATGGGACGCTGCACTGGATTGACATCAAGCCTGGTAAGACTAAGGCTGGAGAGCATTGGTTTGCTATCAAGATTGGTGCGCCAAAGCAGCCTAAACAGAATGGACAGCAACAAGGCATGGTGCTTGATAGTCAACCTCAAGGTATACCTACATATGTACCTTTTGCTATGCCTACAGCTCAACCTACAGGTCAACCTATTGCTAAACCATCCCCTGCTGCCAATGCTGTGGCTGCTATGGATGACGATATCCCATTTTGATGGCACGTACTAAATACCCCACGCAGATCCCGCCAGTTGCTGGATGGGGTGGCACTCGCTCCATTGTCAGACGTCTGGAGCGCTCCACTACGCTGGTTAAGAACAAGGAGGCCACTGCGTATGCTTTGCTGGCCATGGCTAACACCAAGATCACTGACATCATGTCGTGGGATGAGAACGGCCATGTGAAGGTCAAGCCTAGCCACTTGATCCCAGAGACTGCGTTGATGGCCATTAAGAATATCAAGGTGCGTGTGGACAAGGACGGTGCGTCTACGCTGGAGATTGATCTCTATGACAAGGTGGCGGTGCTGCGGATCTTGGCTAAAGCTAGTGGTTTGCTGGACAACCCAGACAATGAGGACAAGCCTAGCGTGATTGGTATCAATGTACGTGCGCCAGATGTTGTGGATGTGGAAGACAAACCAAGGGATGACCATGAAAACTAAAGAGCATTCGCCACGTGAATTGCCAATGGCTGGCTTGAATCTGGACTTTAGTAAAAGCCCAATCGTCTATGACATGATACAAAGCAATGCCTTTGTACAAGGCTTAATGGGTCCTGTTGGCTCTGGTAAGTCTTACGCCTGTGCAGCCAAGATCATGATCAAAGCTGTCCAGCAAAAGCCTTCCCCTGTGGACGGTATCAAGTATTCACGCTGGGCAGTGGTGCGTAACAGCTACCCCATGCTGAAAACCACCACCATCAAGACCTGGCTGGATCTCTTCCCAGAGGCTACCTTTGGCAATCTGCTGTGGACACCACCGATTACCCACCATATCCGCTTGCCTGCTAGGGGTGACGCTGCTGGCATTGACTGCGAAATTATTTTTCTAGCCCTTGATCAACCAAAAGACGTGCGTAAGTTGCTGTCTCTTGAGCTGACTGGTGCGTGGGTGAATGAGGCACGTGAGTTGCCAAAGGCTGTGATTGATGGACTCACCCACCGTGTTGGCCGATACCCTACCAAGCGTGATGGCGGTGCTACCTGGCACGGCATCATAATGGACACCAACCCCATGGACGATGACCACTGGTGGCATCGAGTCGCTGAGAAAGAGCCGATCACTGGCAAGTACGCATGGAAGTTCTTTAAGCAGCCAGGTGGCGTAATTGAGGTAGCCAAAGAAGATCTGCCAGAAAACCCAGAGGCCAATGACCATATTTTCGCAAGTGGCAAATGGTGGCGTCTGAATGAGAAAGCAGAGAACGTCAACAACCTACCCGCTGGCTACTATATGCAGCAGCTGGCTGGCAAGAACTTAGACTGGATCCGATGCTATGCCCAAGGCGTCTACACCTTTGTGAAGGACGGTCAAAGCGTCTGGCCTGAGTACGATGACAACATCATGGCTGCCGAGCTGGAGGCCGATCCTAATTTGCCTATCCAAGTCGGCCTTGACTTTGGTTTAACCCCTGCAGCCGTCTTTGGCCAGCGCCATCCAAGTGGCCAGTGGCGTGTATTGCATGAGATCGTCACCTTTGATATGGGTCTGGAGCGCTTTGGCCAGCAATTGCTCACTGAGTTGCAGACCAGGTTTCCGAAATATGAGGTACGTATATGGGGTGATCCCGCGGGTATGCAGCGTGACGCTATTTATGAGACTACTGCGTTTGAATATTTGCGCTCACTGGGGCTAAAAGCCGAGCCAACAGCGACAAACGACTTCAAAGCCAGGCGTGAGGCTGCAGCTGCGCCAATGAACCGCATGGTTATGGGTAAGCCTGGACTGCTGATCAACAAAAACTGCAAGTTATTGCGTAAGTCTCTCTCTGGTGGCTACCACTTCAAGCGTATTGCGGTGGGTGCTGGCCATGAGAGGTTCAAAGACTCGCCTAATAAGAATGAACACTCGCACGTGGGTGACGCATTTGGGTATTTGCTCACTGGTGGCGGTGAATATCGTCAGCTGACCAGGGGATCTAACCGCACAAATGGAAAAGTCTTCATTGCCCAAACCATAGCATCGGATGATTTTGATGTCTTTGCCTGATTTACCCACCATGCCAGGCCTGACCTGGGTTCCATTCCAGCCTGGCCACGTAGCAGTGATGAATGTCAAGGCTCAAAACTTTCAAACCATCAGCAGAGCCATGGACGTGATGACCATGCTAGAAAACCAAGCACGGTATGGCCACGCTATCACAGCGATATTGCATGGCAGACCAGTTGCCTGCTTTGGTGCGGTGCATATCTGGAAGGGTGTCGAGGAGATGTGGTGCTTTATAGAGGAGCGTGGGCGTAAATACCCAAAGACTCTGACCAGAGCAGCCATTGCATATCGTGATTTCAGAGTGCTATCACAGAATTTACATCGATTACAAATAATCGTAAGATGTCAAGACTTACGAGCTGTGCGTTGGGGAAATGCGATTGGATTCGAGATAGAAGGCTTGATGAAAAAGTATGGACCAGACGAGGCAGATTTTTTTATGATGTCAAGGAGCTAAACATGGGTGGACTATTTGGTGGCGGTGGTGGCGGTGGATCTACTGCAGCAGCAGAAGAGCAAATCCGAGTACAGAAAGAACAGATCGCAAAGCAAGACCAACAACTTGCTACACAAGAAACTAACCTGGCTAAGAAAACCCAAGCTGGTATGGCTGCCAGACGTGGCGGTGGCTTGCGCCAGCTGCTCTCACAAGAGCGTACAGACAGTGAGTTGGGCGTTCAATCTAAACTTGGTGGAGGAATGTAATCATGGCTACAGACATGAAAATGAAGATGCAAGAAAAAGTGCATAAGGTCATGAAAGAGTATTCCACTGGAAAGCTGAAATCATCTTCTGGTCAAAAGGTCAAGTCACGCCAGCAAGCAATTGCTATTGGCATGAGCGAGGCGCAGGCTCTTAAGAAGAAAAAATAAATGGCAATCATTTACGTCACCAGAGAATCTGAGAATCAAAAAGCGCAATTCGTTGCGCTTACTCAGAAAGACAAAGACGGCAATCAGATGATTGCTGGGTCTGACAATGGGTTGATCACTGTAGATGTAAACCACCATAGGCTGCATGAAGGCCGTGCATTTATTGCGTGGAAAATTTACCCAGATTCTGCTAAGTTGGCTGCTGGATCTAGTGCAGACATTGTGCTTGCAGCTGGACCAGGCACGATAGCCCATGTCACGATTGCAATGGAGTCTTCTGGTGACGCTGATTTTTTTGTCTATGAAGGCACAACCACTACTGGTGGAACAGCATTCACACCAGTGCGTAGAAATAGAAACATTGAAGCAACTAGCAATGTGGCCATGGTGACAAACCCAACGGTTAACACGCTTGGCACATTGATCAATCGTCAATTCGTTACTGGTGGCACTGGTAAAAAATCATCTGGTGGTGGTAGCAGTTCTTTGGAGTATGTGCTGGCGCCTTTAACCAATTACCTATTCAGATTAACCAATGTCAATAGCACAGCTCATACGGCATTACTTGAACTAGAGTGGTACGAATAATGGAAGACTTTACAAAAGGTGAATGCCCAGAAGTACTCAAAAATAAAAGTTTGAGTATTAAGAATCATCATATCTGTATTGTGGAGGCAGATCTTGGGCCACCAAATCCAAAGATGCCAGAAGTCATATTCTGGATTGTGAAGTCTGCTAAATGGAATGTAAGCGAGGCTGCAGCCAGAGAAATGGTATGTGGTAACTGTGGCCACTACTGGAAAACTAAATTCATTGATGACTGCATGAAAAAGTACGAGCAGATCACACCACCTGATGTAGATCCAGCATGGGTAGATACCAATGAATCTGGTGGTTATTGTGATGAGTGGGATATTCCATGCACTAGTTCACGCACTTGTGATACCTGGGAACCAGGTGGACCAATCACAGATGCAAAGGGTAAGAACCCATTTGAAGATATAGAGGGCTAATATGGCAAAAATGAGCGTTGAGCAAATTCTGCAGCGACACAAAATAGCGCAGAACAAAAAGGATGACTTTCGCAGTCTCTATGAAGACGCTATGGAGTTTGCCCTGCCCCAGCGCAATCTTTATGGTGGTGAGTACGAGGGGAAAGTTGGCGGTAAACGCAAGATGACCAGAGTCTTTGACTCCACTGCCATCAACTCTACCCAGCGCTTTGCTAACCGTCTGCAATCTGGCATCTTCCCGCCACAGCGCAAGTGGTGCAGGCTTGAGCCTGGCACTGACATCCCCATGGATCGCAAGAGCCAAGTGCAGATGATGCTTGATATGTACAGCGACAAGATGTTTAGCGTCCTAAAGCAGTCTAACTTTGACATTGCTATGGGTGAGTTCTTGCTAGATCTCTCTGTCGGCACAGCTGTCATGCTGATCCAAAAGGGTGACGCTGTTAACCCCATCAACTTTATCCCTGTCCCGCAGTATTTGGTTAGCTTTGAAGAGGGTGCAAATGGCCAGGTGGATAACGTCTACCGCAAGATGCGTATCAAAGGCGAGTCCATTCAGATGCAATGGAAAGATGCAGAGATCCCACCAGATCTGCAGCGCCTGATTGCTGATAAGCCAACAGAAGAGATAGACCTGATTGAGGCCACCGTGCTAAACCTAGACCGTGGTGACTACGGTTACTACGTGATCCATGAAAAATCTAAGTCTCAGCTGGTTTACCGCAAGCTCAAATCTAGCCCATGGGTGGTGTCACGCTACATGAAGGTGGCTGGCGAGATCTATGGCCGTGGTCCAGTGCTGACTGCGCTGCCAGACATCAAGACCCTTAACAAGGTCAAAGAGTTATTGCTCAAGAATGCCAGCCTAGCGATCACTGGTGTCTACACGGCAGCCGATGATGGTGTGCTAAACCCAGCCAACGTGAAGATCACGCCTGGGGCGATCATTCCAGTGGCTAGGAACGGTGGACCACAGGGTGAGGCGCTTAAACCGCTGCCACGTGCTGGTGACTTTAACGTCTCCCAGCTGGTGATCAATGACCTGGTGCAATCCATCAAGCGCACACTGCTCGATGAGAGCCTGCCACCAGACAATATGTCGGCAAGATCGGCTACTGAGGTGGTAGAGCGCATGAAGGAGCTGGCTCAAAACCTTGGCTCTGCCTTTGGCCGTTTGATCAATGAGACGATGATCCCACTGGTTACCAAGATCCTAGAAGTCATGGACGCTGATGGCATGATTGTGTTGCCCATCCAGGTTAACGGTCTAGAGGTTAAGGTTAGCCCTGTCTCTCCGCTTGCCATGGCTCAGAACATGGACGAGATCAACAACATATTGCAGTTTATGCAGATCACCGCTGGCATGGGTCCAGAAGGCCAGATGGCCATCAAGGCTGGCACTGCCATTGACTACATTGCCGACAAGCTCGGTGTGCCTATCCAGGTGCGTACTACTGGCGAGGAGCGTAAAGCGATGATGCAACAGATGGCGCAGGCTGCCATGATGGCACAGCAGCAGCAAGGTGCGTTACCAGCGCCAGCAGCAGGGGGTATGTAATGGACTATGGTCAAAGAGCAGACAAAACTCAAAAAGGCATGGGGTTCTTTGGTGAATTAAAGCGCCCTGGTGGTGGTGTATCTACTGAGATATCGATAGGCGTAGGCATCAATGGCAAAGAGATGGAGATTCCACTAATAGTCCCATCTTTGTCTAAGCAAGAGTTGGATTACTTACTAAAGACGCCAGTTAAGTCTGGTAAATTTTTTGACAATATGCCACCAGCAATATTGCAAAAGGCCATGGAACACGCAAAGATGCGAGTTGATCAGGAGAAGTCTCCATTTGCTGGACCTGATGAAATTGCGGAGCCACCTAAATGAGCGGGTGGGATGACCTAGAGGCAGAGCCTGCTGCCTTTGAACCTGATCAAGACAGGGTAGATCTGAACCTCCAGGTGGCAAAAACCTTTGCCAGTGCTGAAGGTCAAAAAGTGTTGGCGTGGCTGCGAGAGTTCTATCTTGAGCAACCGTGTTGGCAACCAGGCTCTGACAGTTCGCTGGGAGTGTTCCGAGAGGGGCAAAACAGCGTGGTCAGGGATATTGAAAATAGAATCCGAAAGGCTAAACAAAGATGAGTGATGCAAATGACAACCCAGGCCTGCTGGCTGGTGCAGACGAAAGCACAGACCAGCCGATAACCGAGGGCCAAGAGCAGACAATCAGTCACGTACAAGGTGACCCTACCGAGCAAGACGATACCCCACTGGAGCGCCCTGACTTCTGGCCAGAAAAATTCTGGAACAAGGACGATCAAGCCCCAGACTTAGAGGGAATCAGCAAGTCTTACGTGGAGCTAGAGAAGAAGTTCCGAGCTGGTGGCCACAAACCCCCAGAGAATGGCGAGTACGACATTGGCAGTCTAGGCCTCAAAGGCGATGACCCAGTGGTCAAAAGCTATGTGGGCTGGGCGCAAAAGTACGGTATTAGCCAGCAAGCCTTTGAAGACCTGGCACGTGAGGTCACTGGTATTGGCGCTAATAACATAGCAGAAACCCGCCAAAGCATGGCAGACGAGCTGGAGAAACTTGGACCCAATGCCAAGGCCATCATCAACAACATGGCTGGTTGGGGCAGAGGCATGGTGCAAAAGGGTATCTGGAGCCAGGAAGAGTTTCAAGAGTTCACCCGCTGGGGTGATACCGCTGCGGGTATTAAGACTCTGCAAAAGCTCAGAGAAACCTACGAGGGTAGAGTACCCACAGACACATTGAAACCAGACGCTGCTGGCTCGATGTCCAAAGAAGAGCTGGACGCCATGGTGGCTAATCCAGAGTACAAGACAAACCCAAGCTACCGAGCCAAGGTAGAGAAGTTGTTCGAGAAGATGTACGGTTAACGGCAAGCAGTTGCCAACTTTATAGCCAGGTGTAACAGCCTGGCTTTTTTTATTTAAATAGTTGACACAATCATAAAAATATGATTTAGAATGTAAGCACTGACAACCGCAAGGCCAGTGACGATAGTAGTCTATCCAGGGGTGCGCTGTAAGGCACAAGTCTTGGCCCAGAGCTTTCTGGACAACCGTTGGCGATAAACATTTCATCAACCGTTTTCTAGGAGAAAACAATGGCAGTTAGTATCTCTAATGCTTTTGTAACCCTGTTCGACACGGAAGTAAAACAAGCGTATCAAGCTGATGCTGTCTTGCGTAATACTGTTCGTCTCCGCACTGGCGTTACTGCAAGCACACACAAGTTCCCAAAGATCGGCTCTGGCGTTGCACAAGTTCGTGTACCACAGACTGACGTCACCCCACTCAATGTCACTTATTCACAAGCAACTGTCACGTTAACTGACTACATTGCTGCTGAGTACTCTGACATTTTCAACCAAGCTAAAGTTAACTTTGACGAGCGCCAAGAATTGGTGCAAGTTGTTGCTAAAGCTATTGGCCGTAGATCAGATCAGATGATCATTGACGCATTGGCAGCATCAAGCACCAGCTTGACAGTTGCTACTAGCATCGGTGGCGCTGGTACAAACTTGAACATGGCTAAATTGCGTGAGGCATCACGTTTGCTAAACACTTCAAACGTACCCGCAGAAGATCGCTATCTGTTGATCCATGCATCACAGTTGGCCAGTTTGTTGTCTGAGACATCAGTAACTAGCTCTGACTTCAATACAGTCAAAGCCTTGGTACAAGGTGAGATCAACACATTCATGGGCTTTACCTTTAACGTCATTGGTGACCGCTCTGAAGGTGGTTTAACTGGTGGTGGTTCTGGTTCTACCCGCAAGGTATATGCCTATCACAAGATGGCAATCGGCATGGCCGAAAGCATGGCAATCCGCTCTGAAATCAACTACATCCCTGAGAAAACCTCTTGGTTAGTTAGCTCGATGTTCAGTGCTGGCGCTGTCGCTATCGATGCTGGTGGTTGCGTTGACATCACTTGTACAGAATAAGGAGTACACATCATGGCATTCTCAGCAACAGGCTTTAACGCTATCGGTGGCCAGTCTAAATCTGGTAACGCACCAGCTATTTATAGCTACTCATCCACTGACGCTCAATCAGTAATTCGTGTCTCTGGCTACTTCAACTCTGTCGCATCAGTGTTGAAAGTCGGTGACATCATTTTCTGCTACAGCGCTACTGGCGGTACGCCAGTTATGTCTACTGCATACGTCAACAGCAACTCTGCTGGCGTGGTTGACATTACTGACGGTGTGACCGTAACTTCAACTGACACTGACTAATCAGTAGTCAAGTAAGCAGGCCAACTTCTAGTTAGCTGGAGGTTGGCCTTTCTCACATTTTGGGGTGACCTATGGCTAGTGGTGATACAGATCTAAAAGTATGCTCAGACGCCCTGCTTATGCTAGGCGCAAAATCAATATCTTCATTCAATGAGGGTACTGACGCATCTAATATCTGTGATCGCATCTACCCAGATCTCAAGAAATCTACGCTCCAGTCTTATCCCTGGAGCTTTACGTTTAAGAAGGTGCAGCTGGCGCAGACAATCAACACGCCAGTTAACCAGTATCGCTACGAGTATCAGCTGCCATCAGACCGTCTTGGCACTATTCGTAGGGCTTACAACTCCACCGAGGTGGGTGCTAGAACATTTACAGATTGGGTTATCCAGGGCGATAAATTGCTGACCAATGAAACAACTGTTGTCATTGATTACCAATATCTTCCCACTGAATCTGAGATGCCTAGCTATTTCATTCAGCTGCTCAAGTACATGATGACTTGGCACTTGGCAGACCCAATCACAGATCAGATTAGCAAGACCCAGTACTGGCAAAACATTGCTACTGGTGGTCCTGTAGAAAATAACCGCGGTGGTTTCTTTCGCACTGCCATGGTCATTGATGGCCAGGGAAATACCACCCAGAG